GTCGCATTTGATGCTGACAATAACATTGACCGGAATATCTTTACCTACGTACCATTAGACCCTGAAAAGTCTAGCGAAGTAGTTAAGAAGATCAGAGAAGCTAACTCAGACGAAAATGGTTCTAAGTACTGTTTTATTAGGAAACCTAAAGATGCTGATGGAAACTACACAGGAACTTCTATTAATGATTGTGGGTTGTTTGGACAACATAAGTTTCCTGCAGGTGGACGCAAGATTACTATTACAGAGGGTGAACTAGATGCTTGTAGTGTTAGCCAGATGTTTGGTAACAAGTATCCTGTAGTAAGTCTTCGTAACGGTGCTGGCGGTGCTAAACGTGACTTCAAAGTACAAGGCATCTTCGACTACGTTAACAGCTTCCAAGAGGTCTACGTATGTCTGGATGGTGACACAGAAGGACGTAAAGCTTCTACGTACATAGCAGACATCTTTGGTATCAAAGCTAAAGTTGTTGAACTCGAAGAAGGCTATGATGCTAACCGCTACTTGGCAGAGGGAAAGAAAGACCTATTCATTAACAGATGGTGGGATAGCGCAAGCAAAGTTATCGAAGGTATGGTAACAGGCGATGACATCAGAACTAAACTAATCAAACGAGAGCGTAAGGAATGTTTCCCTTATCCTTGGAAGAACTTAAATGATTATACCTATGGGTACAGGATGGGTGAGTTAAGTGTAATAACAGCACACCAGAAAGTTGGTAAGACTTCTATCATAAGAGAACTTGTCTATGACATTATGAAGAATGACAACGGACACATGGTAGGAGGAATATTTCTTGAAGGCACTGTAGAAGATAACTGTGAAGGATTTGTTTCAATCGAAGCCAACGCACCTCTACACCTTCCAGTAATACGTGACGAATATACTGCTGAACAATACAAAGACATTGTAAATGCAGTTCCTTTTGAGCGTATTGTTATGTTTGACAAAGGTGGTGCTACTGACCCTAACAAGGTTATACAGCACATGAGATATTATATCAAAGCTTTTGAATGTAAGTTTCTTATACTTGATAACCTTATGAGCCTAATGAGTGCTAGTCCTAACGAAGACGAACGTAAAGCTCTTAACAGGTTTAGTAACGAAATGGTTACGCTTGCTGAAACAGAGAATGTACACATATGTGTTGTAGCTCACCTTAACAGGGAAGATAAAATATATGGAACAGGTCAGTTAGAAAAGCAAGCTAACATCGTTATCAAGTTAGAGCGTGATAAGATGGCTCGTGACGAAGCAGAGCGTAACACTACTGAGATATTGATAACAGAGAACAGGTTTGCTGGACTAACTGGCCCTTGTGGTCTGCTTAGATATAGTCAGAAGACAGGACGCTTAGAAGAAGTACCTTATCCAGAGGAAGAAGAAGAAGCAGAGGTTGATAAGATGCTGAGTGTATTTGATAGCACACCCTCTGGTATACCTGATAATCAATAAAGAAAGGACTAAGTAGTATGAACAAACAAGAAACACTACAGAAAGCTCTTGACATAACTAAAGGCGCAAGAGAAGAAGACTATGGCTCTGCTAAAGATAACTTTGAGAGAGCTAACATATTAGTTAACGCATATCTGTTTGCTAGGCTTATTGGAACTAGTAATATTGCACATAGTTTAACTAGAGAGGAACAGACCATTATAATGATGCTACACAAAATAGCTCGTTTAATTCAGTCCCCTCAACACGAAGACAGTTGGGTAGACCTCGCTGGTTACGCTGCGTGTGGTGCAGAGATAGCTACAGCAGATGATACTGGAGCATGGCTTGAGGTAGGTTCTTTGGAGGATTAGTAGATGGAAATAGATTTAAAAGAAATAGCAGACGCACGAATTAATTGGGATAACATACAACTTAGGTCTGCGTTACACAAGATTATAACACTTAATACTGTTAAAGACATACATCGTTTAGCAGTAGAGGCGTTGGAGGAGGTGTCATAGTGGACATGCAAAACACAGTTAAGCCTAAGAAGAAAGCACAGTGGAAGACAGATCGTTATGGTAACACATTCTTGTTAGGTGATACTATCCTTTACGCAGTTCGAGATACACGTACAGCCTTAATGAAAGAGGGTGTTGTAACTCAGATAAGTCCTAAAGGTTTTCCCTGTGTGACTAAAGGTAAACCAATTAAATCTGTTGAGCGTGTAGTTAACTTGACAGCCTTACTAAGAAACGTAAAAAACTTTGAGAAAATACTTGACAACTTATAAGAAGTATGATATAACTTATTTAAACTAAATGGAGAACATCAAATGACTAGTAGAAAAACAGCAATTACTAAACTAATTAAGACTAAGAAGATCGAACCAGTTAAACTTGAAATCGTAGATTCATCTGGTGGTGTACATAACTACGAAGGTGACAGCACTTTAAAGATGTTCTCAGAAGCAAATACTGTTCGTGTATATGTATTTGACTCACAAGATGAACGTGAAGCAAGTACGTTAGCTTCTTTTACTAATTATATCTCAGCTAAATTTCTTTAGAAAGGACTAAATAAGATGAGAACCAAAGAAGAAAGAGAAATATGGCAGGAAGAACTAACTGAAAATCATTTCTATGGTACAGCAAACTCTCGCCACTCAGATAACTTATCAGAACTACTTGACTATGTAACAGAGTTAGAGGATATGTTGGAACATTATGAGGAAATTCATAACTACGCTGACGAAAACCATGACGCATGGCAAACTGATTGATACAGCCTAAATATGAATGTGATAAGTGTAAGGTTATATGGAAGCAAACATTACCAGAACCAACGCAATGCCCTTGTTGCTTTCACCTTTATATAACTTGGTTGAACTTTAAAGATTGGATTAGATAGGAGAGCTTACGTATGACACACAGAACAATAGTTATAGATACAGAAGCTAACTCACTAAGACCTGATAAAGTTCACTGTGTAGTCTGTAAAGACGAGAATACTGGAGAGTTCTTTGAATGGAAACAGGAGGAATGTTATAATGAATTTCCTAAATGGTACAAAGAGAATGTTAAGATACTTATTGGACACAATATTATCGGCTTTGACATTCCTTTTGTACTTACCAGCCTTCTTGGTGTTGATGTTTCTAGTACTCGTATTTATGATACTCTTGTCCTTAGTAGATTATTTAACACTAACAGACACTTTGCCGAGATAGCTAAGATAAAGAACTCAGGAGGTGTAGCACCACAAGCAATAAGTAAACGACCACACTCACTAGAAGCTTGGGGAATTAGAACAGGTCTAGGTAAACCCGATCACACTGATTGGTCTGTATACAGCGAAGCTATGCTAAGACGTTGTAAATATGATGTAGAGATTAATTCTAGAACTTGGAAGAAGTTAAAGAGCGAAGCAAATGGCTTCTCATCGGACTGTATCAGCTTAGAGCAGGATGTTACAGAGATCATATTTAACCAACAGAAGAATGGGTTCTACCTAGACCAAGCTAAAGCTCTACGACTTAGGGCAGACTGTAAGGTTATATGTGACAGGGTTGAGGAGGATATACAACCAGACTTCCCTCCCAAGAAGAAACTAATAAAGGTCTTTACACCTCGTGTTACTGCTAAAGGAGATATACACGGACAGGACAAGAAGACTATTGAGAACAACCTTTCTGAATGGAATGAAGATGGTACAGTAAGTGTATATAAGATGATACCTTTTAATCTTAGAAGTCCTGTGCAGGTTACTGAGAAGCTTGAGGAAGCAGGATGGAGGCCTATTAACTTTAACAAACCTTCACCTAAGATGATTAAAGAGGGAAAGAAACAGGGGTCTGCTAAAATATCAGATGAACAGAATCTTGCTACTATCCCAGATACAGCACCTCAAGGTATCAAACAAGTTGGTAAGTTTCTTGTTATGGCTAACAGAGTTTCAATGGTTGACCAATGGTTCAGAGCTTTGAATAACGTAGACAAAGAAGGTAAGCCTTTAGATAACGGTAAGATACCTGACGATAGAGTACATGGCTTCGTAAACGTACAAGGAACTATTACAGGACGTATGACTCATTCGGGGCCTAATATGGCTAACGTACCTCATGTAGCTACTACAGAGCGTAAAGACGTATTGGGTAACGCTGTTATTGACTTAAGAACAGGAGAACCTTTTGAAGACCCTATATTGGGTGAAGCAGGTGGTTTTGGTTACGAAAGTAGAGAATGTTGGACTGTAGATGACTTAATAAATAAGTGCTTAGTAGGCTGTGATGCTTCAGGATTAGAGCTACGTATGTTAGCTCACTACATGAATGATGAAGCTTACACAGATGACGTAGTCAACGGAGATATTCACAGTCGTAACATGACAGCGTTTGGATTAACTGAACGTTCTCTTGCTAAGACTGTTATATATGCTCTACTTTATGGTGCTGGTGACGCTCTGTTAGGTTTCCACGTAGGAGGAACTGCTAAAGATGGTGCAGAACTAAGAAGAAACTTTGAAGAAGCAGTACCAGCTTATGCTAAGTTACGTAGAGTAATAGGCAACATGGCTAAGAAACGTGGATTTATTATGGGATTAGATGGGCGTAAGATACTTAGTAGATCAGAACACAGTGCTTTAAACTTCCTATTACAAGGTGCTGGTGCTATCGTAATGAAAAGAGCACTTGTTATAGCTAACGAACTACTTAGAACTGCAAAGTTATGGAACTTAGATGTTAATAATATCCATGATGAATTTCAAAAGGAAGTTTATCGAAAAGATGCTGATAAGATTGGTGAGCTTTGTGTTAAGTCTATTGTAGATGCAGGGCTTTATTATAATATGAATTGTCCACTTGACGCTAACTATATGGTTGGAAATTCGTGGGCGAGCACACATTGACCCGCCCGAATAAATAACAACGCTGGATTAGTTCAATGGCTTAGAACACCTGTTTTGTACTCAGGAGATGTGGGTTCGACTCCTTCATCCAGCACCACCTAATTTAACTAGAAAAGGACTAAATAGAATGGGAATGTTTGATAGCGTATTTGCAAGTTGTCCTCACTGTGGAGAACAGTTAGAGTTTCAATCTAAAGCAGGTGAGTGTTACTTAATGAGTTATTCAGCAGGTAGCGTACCTATAGAAATAGCAGAGAGCGTAGATGGTGATGTAGAATACTGCTCAAATTGCCATACTACAGTTAAGATAACTATAGCACCGCCAGACCCAGCAGAGTGTGTAAGGATGGTTTTAAAATGACTAGAAACAAATTCGTTCTAAGCGACCCTCACTGGGGTCATGAAAACATAGTTAACTTCACCAACTACGATGGCTCTGATGTTAGACCTTTCGAGTCTATGGAAGAAATGCACCAGACAATGGAAGACAACTGGAATGCTGTAGTTAAACCTAACGATAAAGTCTATGTACTAGGTGACGTTATTATTAACAAGAAGAAAGTTTTTGACGAGAATGGTGTTTGTTATCTTGATAGGCTTAATGGTAAGAAAAGTCTTATCAAAGGTAACCATGATATATTTAACAAGAAACAATTCTACGAGAAATACTTCGAGTCTATTCATGGGGTAAGAGTGTTTCCACATAAATACGTTATGACGCATGTCCCTGTTCACCCCTCATGTCTTGATAGACCTGCTTGGCCTGTTAATGTTCATGGGCATCTTCATAGTAACCATGTGATGAAGACTATTAGTGGTACAGAACACGGTGGAAGTTTTACATATGAAGAACGTGACGAGAAATATATCAATGTCTGCGTAGAGAATATTAACTACACACCACTTGCTTTAGAAGACTTAGATCAACAGTTAGGATATTAAAATGCAAACTAAAACAACATATGGATACGTAGCAGTATACAAAGAACTATCAGAAGATGGAAAGCTCCAGTATCTTACCAGACTTAATTATATCACACCTGACATATCAGAGGCTAGGATATCTAGTACAGCTGAGAAAGCTTTTAAACGCTCTGATATACTAGGACGTATTATACATAAAGAAGGTTTTGAGATACACGAAGCAACCAAAGTAGTAATAATAGGAGAACGAGTAGATGTCGAAAATAGCTGAAGATGACATAGATTGGAAACTTATCTCAATGTTTTTAATGAGGTCTATGGAGAACTTTATTAATGAAATACGTATGGCATCCTATCCACAAACAGCGGATGAAACAGGGGGCAAAGGCTATACAGAAATGGTAAGAATATTAGATAGCTTAGATACGTTAGTAAAGGATGGAGAATTTAACAATGACAAAGAATACTAAACTAATAAAAGGTATTACAGCAGGTGTGTTTGACCTATGTCACAGCGGTCACCTAGCTATGTTCAGAGAATGTAAAGATCAATGTGACTACCTTACAGTCCTTGTACAAGTAGACCCTTCACAGCATCGAGTAGGTAAACAGAAACCTATAGAGACTATTTGGGAGAGGTATGATCGCATCATGTCCTCTCGCTATGTAGACAGAGTCATTCCTTACGAGACAGAAGAAGACCTTAGAAATATGTTAAGTATTCTTAAGTATGACAAACGTTTCATAGGGGAAGATCACAAACATGGTATATTTACAGGCGATTATATGAGACCAGACACATTTGTGTGGAACAAACGTACTCATAACTATTCTTCTACTAACTTAAGAGAACGTATAGTTAACGAAGCAACATTTGTAACTTCTGATAATGTATTACTAGATTCTGTAGGCGGTCTATCTGATGAAATTATTAAAGATATAAATATACAAAACTACGAACTAAAAGGGAAATAGATATGAAACATCGCAAAGGAGCTTTATGCAAGACACGTCTTTCACCTGAGGATGCTATACAACTTTTAAGACGTTGTGCAGATCAGGCACATAGGAAAGCCTCAACAACACAAAGTGATATGGCTTATTGGAGTTGTATAGGTGAGTCGGAAATGTTCTTAGATATAATTGAAATGCTAGAAGAAACATATATAGATAAAGGAGAAATTAAATGACTAAATGCAGCAAAACTAAATGTGGACTAGACATTAACACACTACCAAAAACTATGAAGGATGAAGGCGAACTAAGCACCATCACAGAGCGTATTGATAATATCACAACACTGACACAAGATTACGCTATGACAGCCCCACCAGCTCCTAAGAGTGTTAAGATCGAACTAACAGGTCGCTGTAACTTTGAATGCTTCTTCTGTGCTAGATCACAACGCTTAAGAGAAGTTAACGCAATGGACAAAGACCTATTCAAACGTCTACTAGTAGAAATGCGTGAAGCAGGTGTTGAGGAGATCGGACTGTTCTATCTTGGTGAAAGCTTCTTAGTACCTTGGATTGCTGAAGCAGTAGAGTGGGCTAGAAAAGAATGTGGCTATCCTTATATCTTCCTTACAACTAATGGTTCTATCACGACTCCTAAGAAGGTTGAAGCTTGTATGAAAGCAGGGTTGAACAGCCTTAAGTTCTCTTATAACTACGCAGATGAAGATCAGTTTAAAGAGATTGCTCGTGTTAAAGGTGCTTACTTCCAGAAGATGAAAGACAACATGAAAGAAGCTTGGCGTATTAGAGAAGAAGGAAACTACGACTGTGGTCTTTATGCTTCTTATATTCAATATGATGGTGAACAAGGTGAGAAGATGTTAGAGGCTGTAGAAGAAATCAGACCTTACGTAGATGAAGTTTATGGCTTACCTCTTTATAACCAAGCCTCACTAATTGAGAATGACCAGTGGGAATTTACACAAGGCAACCGAGGAAGACTAGATAACATGCAACCCTCATTACCTTGTTGGAGTATCTTTACAGAAGGTCACGTAGCCTTTGATGGTACACTTAGTGCTTGTTGTTTTGACCATGATAAACGTTTTGATATGGGTAACCTAACAGAAATGTCATTTATGGAAGCTTGGCACAGTGATACATTCCAGAAGCTTAGACAGAAACACCTAGACAAAGACGTAACAGATTCTGTATGTGAATCTTGCGTAGTGTGGGGTTAGTCATGGTAGACAGAAGTTTACAAAACTACGGCTGGATAGAAGGTGGTTACCTTTTCACATGTTATAATTGCCATGAAGAATCCACTGGAGCTAAAAGATCTATACACTGTAAAGAATGTGCCACTGAGGGCAAAGAAGAATGGGAATCTCTCTCACCAGAAGAACAAGAGGCAAGGAGAGAAAAGACTCGTTTAGAATTGCAGAAAATAGATATATGGTTGAATAGTCTTTAGAAAGGAGATTAACATAGAAACACATGAAGAACACCTAGAGTATCTACACGATCAAATAGGAAGCAACTCTATTGAGAACTTAATCGAGGCAGGATATGTTATAGTTTATCCGCTTTCACAAGCAGAAATAAGAGAGGAATTAGATATACCTGATGGTACATATAGAGAACACCTAGTACATTCTAATATGCTTTTCTATGAATCTATAAAAGATTTAGATTTACTTAAAGAAAAAGCTTGACAACTCACTAAAAGTATGGTATAACTATATATACAAATTAAGAACTACTACAAACTTAGAAAACAAAACAGAAGGAGACATCATATGTCAGTAATTACAGGGGAAGCTCGTTGGGCTTTCGTTAACCACACAAACAACAAATACCCTAAGAACGATGGTGGTACATATCAGATTGATATCATCAACCTAACACCAGATCAAGTAGATCAACTTAAAGGTGAAGGCCTTAAACCACTTAACAAAGGTGACGATCGTGGAGACTACTACAGTTTCAAACGTCATGAGAAGAATGCTAAAGGTGAACTAAATAAGAAACCAGAAGTAACAGACAGTTCTGGACAAAACTTCGCAGGTAACATTGGTAATGGTTCTGTAGTTGACGTTCGTTACAAAGTCTTTGAATGGAACAACTCATTCGGTAAAGGCTTAAGTGCTGATCTACAGAAGACACGTATTCGTGAACTTGTAGTATACGAAGGTGATGGAAGTGATGAAGAATTTGAAGAAATTGAAGGTGGCTTCGTAGCTTCTGCAGGAACTACAACAGCAGATGACTCACCATTCGACCTAGATGACGCACCTGAAAAGGTTGCAGGATAGGACTCCCAAACTAAACTAAGATGACCTCCTACTACTACCTGAACATGTAGCAAAACTGTTCACATTTAATTCAAATAAGACACATAAGAAGGAATATAACAGTGGTTAAAAGTACAGCATTTGGAAAGAAAAAGACCGAAGAAGTAGAAACAGAAGAAGTAGAAGAAATTCTTAGCGAAACCTCTGACGATATGCTCCTTCTTTTTAATAGCCTTAGAGATACCTATGGTGATGTAGACTCTAGAGATTACTCAGAGAAACAAAGAGTTCTGATTAACAGAGTCAATGGTTGTGTAGCTGACCTATCTGACATTATCTATGATGAACTAGGTATTGACAAGAACGAAGACAGTCACATCCTCGTAGAAGATTTAGAAGATCACATAGAGGACACAGCAGACTTAATCGTAGGTTACATTTTACAGAGGACTTAGACTATGAATATATTTAAAGAAATTAAAGATTGGTTTATTTCATTTGGAGAACCTAGTGAACCAGACCTGTCTACCTATGATACAAGAGTAGCTTTACTAAAGAGTGGTAAGTATGCAGTTCAATGGACGTATGGAAGTTCTTGGAACTCTTCTCTTACAAAATATGCAACTCTAGAGAGAGCTACAAAAGAAGCTATAGATGATAAAAAGAAGCATATAGACAAAGACACTGTAAAGGTATATAAAGTAAAATGATCGGACCTAGAGCTAAAAACGTCACACTCGGTATGGAAGCTAAGAACAAGCTCCTCGAAGGTGTTAATATCGTAGCAGATGCAGTTAAAGTTACATTAGGGCCAAGTGGACAACACGTAGTTCTAGGTGCTTATAATGGTTTACCACACGTAACTAAAGATGGCGTTACAGTTGCCAGAGATATTCGTATCAAAGATGACGTAGCTAACTTAGGTT